CCTATAAGTCCAAAACTACCTGTATAGCCCGTACTACCTGTATAGCCTACACTACCGCTGAATCCTATAAGACCAGCACTACCAGTATAGCCAACTAATGGGCCAAAGTCTGCCCATGATCCGCCAAAACTTATGCCTGTACATACCCATAGATGGTTATTAAACGTATCAAGGTAAGCATCGCCAAATGAGGGACTAGGATCAGCCGCTTGTAATAAGCCGATTTGAAGACTTCCGTTACTGGTTATTGTGCCTTTAATAGCAAGTCCAAAACCTTGACTACCTGTAAAACCAGTAATACCTGTATTACCAAGACTTCCTGTATAGCCCTTACTACCATAATAGCCTATGCTACCTGTAAATCCAACGCTACCATCATACCCAGCACTGCCCCAATATCCCATACTACCAGCATATCCAGCACTACCAGTATAACTTAAACTACCTGTATATCCAACTGATCCAGTAAAACCTAAACCAGCACTACCTGTATAACCACCAGGATCACCTTGACTGCCTGTAAACCCTGTAGGTCCAGCAAGGGTACTTGCTGAACCAGTGTATCCCCTACTTCCGTAAAAACCAAGCCCACCACTGCCTGTGTATCCAACACTACCGCCGTATCCACCACTGCCTGTATAGCCAAAACTACCACCGTAGCCGTTAGTGCCACCTATGGTATTTAATGCAGCTTGGAATGCCTCGATGCTTGTTCGTGCTGTTTCACCTTGATCAACCACTAAAATGATAGTGGCTGTGTCAATGGTTGTAAGTACTGGTAATTCAGATATTCTTGTCATTAGTATTCCAAAATGTTTCCATCTTCATCAGTCAATACTGCGCCGTCTTCAGCATTGATAACTGGGTCGCTTATATTTCCCTGAGAAAGACCAAAATCAATTTCAACGTCATCTGGTCCAAATAACTTGTTATCTTCAGCAATTGCGTCAGATAGATGTTGTCTTTCAAATATGAGATATTTATCTGCTGAATTATCTAGGCTACTTGACACAATAATTCTATCAATTTCAAAACTAAATTGATTAAACTTAAATCCTGAAATATTAATTCTATCTACAATATTAGCACCATTGCCCGGCAATGCGTAACATATAGGAATTACAGTAATGTATCCAGTGGAATTATTTTGTCCCGGCTGAATTGTACGCATAAACAATGGTAATCCATTACTGTTAACACTAACATACTCATGGTTAGTTACCAGTGTTTCCAACTGTGTTCTCATATTTGAAACACTACTTGGATAATAAATGTTTTGATAATCGTTGGAATAGTATACAGGATTGACACTGGTTCCATTGCTTGCGATATTTGGATCTACTATTTCAACATAGACTACTTCGTATTGTGTTACACCTGTATTCGGGTCAGCTGCCACGGCATATTTGACGTCGCCAAAATATAATTTTCTACGATAAAAGTTTTGGTATAGGGCATATGCGTATTGATCAAGATTTAATTCTTGAATAGCATATTCCAAATACAACCTCATTTCAGGTTGAACGCCAAAATTAGGATCAAAATATCTATAGATTAAACTTTGATCAAATACAAATTGATCATTGATAAAATCTTGATAAGTTTGTCGTTGTGCTGAACTTAAAAATGGTTTAACATAAATGCTGGTATATGGAACTACCTTTGTGGAATTTACAACTTCCAAGGTAAATGTTCTATTGACTGCGCTTAATACATAAATGTCACTGGCTGTTATTGTAAATGTGTATGTGCCGGTTGATCCAAACACTGCTCGGCCACTAATTGTTCCATCACGTTCTAATGTTAAACCGCTGGGTAGAGAGCCACTAGTTAATTGATAATTTATTGCGTAGTCAGAAGATATTTCTTTGGCCAACACATATAAATCACTAACAATGCCAATTTCAATAGAACCTAAAGAAGATGTTGAAACCCATTCAATACTGCTAAACACATTTCCTGCCACAGTTAATACAAATGTGTTAGTTGTAACTAGTGATGATGTAACAGTAGATAATGGATTTATTTCGGTATTTGTTGCGTTAACTGTTAACTGATATTGCCTAGTATATACCGGTTGATATGGAATGAATCCGTAAATATGTCCAAGATATGGATCTAAAGTCAATCCTTCGGGTAAATTAGTTGAAATAGTCGTACCTGTCACCAATGCGTAGGTTATAGTGCCAACTAATGGTGCTGGATTGTATGCGCTTAAATCTAAATCAACATTATTATTTGCTCTTACAACTCCCAAATTAACGCCGTTAATCCATTGTGCTGGCTGTAGATAACCTGCTGATACTGGAGTTTGATCCAACAATATTGTTTCTGCTTCAAATGCTGACAAATAGTTGTAAAAATAAATTACAGACCCAGTGTTAATTGTGTTCAAAGTTCCTGTACTTAATGTAATAGTACCTGATGATGAAACGTTAGTAATTGTGGTACCAACATTCATATAAAAATATGTTGTATCGCCTAGTACAGCTACATATTGTCCAACTGCTGGGGTAACTTTAGGACTGATATTAGTCGAAGTTGACAGGATTGTAGTTCCAGATGCTATTGTAGAAATAACTGTAGTAGTGGTTCCTGTATTACTAAATGCTAAAAATGTAGAATCTGATCGATAAATGTTAGGATCGATTACCAACATACTAAATGATTTTGATGATGTGTTATACCCATCAGTAGCATCTACAGTAAAATTGAATATAGTAGGATCGCCCACCAATTGTGTTAGTGTTGTTACATGTAACTTGGCATTAAGATACCCACTGATAGTTCCAGTGCTACTCAACTTCAAACCGTGTGGTAGTTGCCCAGAAGAAATTTTATATGTAATCTCTGCTGTGCTAGGGTCACCTACAGGTATAGCATCTAATTGATAATCAATGTATTGGTGATTGTAAGAATATTGTTCGCCCTTTACACCTGTTGCTAAAAATGTTGTTGTCGTGAGCCAATTAACGCCGCCGTTATTATAAATTACAGCACTGAAAGTTCTATCTTTAATACTTGATGCATTAGCTGCTCTAATAACAAATGTGCTTGTTGTTGGCACATACACATTACTAGCTGAACCTGAAATTACGCCATCACTACTTAATGATAACCCAGCAGGCAATTGTCCGCTTATTAAAGAATACGAAGTGGCGTTAGTCGCCGCTACTGAATGTGTAATACTTACGGCTTCTGTAGCAGTGAATAATTGTCCTGCGGGTGTTGTCCATTGAATAGTCATAAATTAAACTGGTGGTGTTGGCCAAATAACATTGGTTGGCCATCCAGATTGTTGTGTAATATCACGTAGTTGTTGGCGATATGTCAGCCATTCTGCTGGCATTGAAACACCAGTTTCTTGTTGTCGTGTTACTAACCAGTCAGTTTGTGCTAACAAATCACTTCTTTTTCTTGTTAAAGTAGAGACCAATAAATCAGTATCTACCGCCCATTCATTAGTTGCGTGATTCCAAAAGTAAAACGGTCCAGGTTTTGGTGATAATGCCTCAGCTTGTCCATTAGTAATTTTGTATTCACTTCCTGAATAATGATTCTCTACCCAAGATACTGTTTCTGATCCCATCCAATGGTCACATTGAAGTTGGATAGCACTGGCATCACATTCTATGTGTCGTAGAATTTTGCCAGTTGATGTATCATAAATTGTATATTTCATCGTTTTAACTCCGTTACCGTCATACAAGGAAATGCTGCGTAAGGTTGATTGCCTGTGTTGCTACCTAACACCAAGAAATAAGTTATAGGAACATTGGCAACAATTGAACTGTCTACTATAGACAAACATTCAGAATTTTCACCATCAATGTGTGAGGCATACCCTTGATCACTTTGATCAAATACATCTGAACCGGATCCCATGAAGAACATACGTGTATAAACCCCGTTTGTCAATTTCCATAATTCCATTAAGTTATATTCATGACGAGTAGTATAAAAACCAGTAGTACAGGTAACAATAATATTTGATGAACTGCGGGATGGGGTAATAGTTAGACTTGTTGCTATCGCTCTAGTATTATCGGGCCATACGCCAGGGTTGCTAGTAAACGATAAAGCATAAGTCGGACTATTCACATTTGCTGATAATATTTGAGTAATGGCGCCAAGTTGAACATTATCTGTACCAACTACATTGCCGTTTAAGTAAAAAGTTGAACCATCAAATACAATGTTGCCTGTGCTATTACCTAAAGCAAAATGTCCGTTGTTGGCAACATTTGCTCCAGAACCGCTCATTGATGTTCCACTAATAGCTGGACTTGATCCTACTACTAGGCTGTTTGCGGTAACACTGCCATCTACAGTAATGTTATTGGTCAAGTGAACATTGCCGCTACCGTCAACACTGAATGGAGTTTTTGTTCCACCACTAGTTTCGATGGCAAATGTGTCTGCTTCAATAATAAAACTACTTCCGCCAGCACTGCCATCTAATATTTGGAATCCAGCAACATGTCCGTTAGCATTAAGTGTGACACCGTATTTTGCCTGTATACCAGACACTGTGGCAGCAACACTTTCGACAGTGGTAACTCTTCCAGATAGGCTTCCGTAATTGGCCTGTAATGTGCCCACAGATGATGCTAAACTGGCTGTACTACCTGCTACCACGCTGTTTACATAATCCACTGTGGCACCGCTTGATGTACTAATGCCATTAAACTGAACTTGTAGGCTGTTAACTTGACTGGCCAAACTAGCTGTACTACTTGCTACGGTATTATTCAGTTGAGTAATAGTGGCATAATTGCTTATATTAATTCCGCTGTAATTGGCCTGTAATGTTGCTACAGATGATGCCAAACTGGCTGTGCTACCTGCTACAGTATTGTTTACATAACTTATTGAAGCACCAGTTGATGTACTGATGCCATTGAACTGTGTTTGTAGGCTGCTGACTTGACTAGCCAAACTAGCTGTACTACTTGCTACGGTATTATTCAGTTGAGTAATAGTGGCATACCCGCCACCACCACTGCCAGTATAACCTGCCTGTAGTAAAGATATTTGACTGGCAATTGAACTTAATGAACTGGCAAACGCTGTTGAACTTGATCGTAGGCTGGCGATTGCGCTGGTCACTGTGTTAGCATAATTAGCATTCAATGAGCTAACTTGTTGTGCCAGACTGCTAGTACTATTATTCAGTAATGTAATCGAATTAGTAAAACTACTAATTGCGTTAGTTACTGTATTACGATAGAAAGAATTTAACGCAGTAACTTGTTGAGCTAAACTGCTAGTACTGTTGTTTAGTAAGGTAATTGAATTGGTAAAACTGCTAATCGCTGTGCTTACTGTGTTTTGATAAAAAGCATTTAACGTAGTAATCTGTTGACCTAAACTACTTGTACTGTTGTTTAATAATGTTATCGAATTATTAAAACTACTAATTGCTGTAGTTACTGTGTTATAATAGAAACTTTGTAAATCAGTAACTTCACGAGCTAGGCTGCTAGTACTATTGTTTAATAAGGTGATTTCATTAGAAAATACACTGATTGCGGTACTTACTGTATTGTAATAAAAACTTTGTAAATCACTAACTTCATGGGCCAAACTACTGGTACTATTATTCAATAGGGTTATTTCGTTATTAAATGTACTAATTGCTGTAGTTACTGTGTTTTGATAACTGCTTTTTAAAAATGTAACATCCTGGGCTAAACTGCTAGTACTATTATTGATTAATGTAATTAAGTTAGTAAACGTGCTTATAGCTGTTGAATTAGTGCTGGTAAATGCCGAATACAAATAATTAAGTTCGGAAGCAAAACTGGTTAGGCTGTTGTTTACTAGAGTGACTGCGTATTGATATACAGATGTAGCACTGCCCATAAACGTATTAAATTTGTTTTCATATTCGGCAATTTGCTGTGCCTCAGTATTCAAATCATTTTGAAACAACTGCATGGTGGCAGTAAAACTTGCATAATCTGATAGGATTTGAGCAATGGTAGTAGTACTGATTGTGCTGGTATTTGTTGCGGTGAGGATAGTAGTCAACGCGGTTACGTTGCCATAAACCTCAGTAAAATTATTGTTTACCTTGTCAAAAGCGGTGCGAATACTGTCCCCAGTACCGTCGTTTACTTGACCACCCAGGTTGATTGTTTGTTGAGACATCAAAAATCCTCTATAGAATACTATAGAGGTATTTACCTAAAACGCTAGGGAATTTAGTGTAGGGTTCTGTTGCCTAAATCTTTGAGGTCATCTATACCAAAAATACTTAGGATCATCATTACTTCTTCTGGAGGATCTTCCATTAAGTGTTCGGGAATCATAAATTGTTTTAATTCCCCGTCTGGACCTAGAACAAATCCAAAGTCATCGGCACCGTATTCGTCATCGTCGTATTCTTCAACTGTTACGACTGCTTGTATATTTTCGTTGGGCATACTTTCTCTCCATATAAAGTATAACATATTTTGTGACTATTCAGTCACTGACTAACAAATTAATTGCCCTCCATTTTAATGTTAATTCTATCCCAATCAATGATCTTCCATTGATTTGTCAAATATTTTTGTTTATCAGCTTGGTAGTCTAAAGCCCAAGAATGTTCCCACCAATCAATAAGTACTAATATATCTTGTTCAATTTTGTGATTTACGATGGTTTTAATTTTACCACTCCGGGACAAATAGACCCAGCCACTGCCTTGTATCTTCATGGCAGTTTTTTCAAACTCCTCTTTGAATTTATCCCAACTCTTAAAATGTTGCTCAATAAAGTCTAAAATAGCACCAGATGGAGAATTGCTACTTCTTGGAGGACGGAATTGGTTAAAATAAATGCTATGTAAAAATGCTCCGGCTTCGTTAAAGTCTGGGTCACCTTCACCGTTGTTAAAACGATCAACATAGGCTTTGTATAGTTTACCAAAATGATAATCAATGGCCTGTTTACTTAAACTACGTCCTAGCCCATCACGAGCATATGGTAAGGCAATTTGAGTCAATTCCTTAGGAGTACGGCCTTCGGCAATTGTTTTAATGAAATTATACATATATAAATATTCTGTCAAGTGGTTAACAGGGCATCCAAGGACCCCTAACTACGAACTTTCCCTGTCTTTGCGTAGTACAGCCAATGTGGCTTAAAGGTAAATTGGCACTTGACTTCATTTTTTGCATATCAGTATTTAGTGGCTATTAAATAACTATACATTTATAAAGGAATCCATAACATGGAACTCATTCTCGTTATTACATTTGTTGCTCTTGCTGCCTTGGCATTTTATTATACCCGTAAGAAACCTGCCAGCACAGTAGCAACACCGTCGACCGTTGAAG